GAGACCCACCTTTCATCCACCCATTGATCCGTTGGTATGCTATGTGGTTGTTGTGTATTATAATAAATACACCTATTCATTCTTGAACCTGCAATTACAGTAGGTTCAAAATCAGTTTCGGAATTATATAATTTTGTGCCATCTTTAATAGAATTTGAATTGTAATAAACTAAACCAGCAAAATCAAAGTTTTTATTATCTTTGTGTGGTCTTTCTTTTTTATAAATTTCAGCTTGTTTTAATTCTTCTAGTTTTATTTTTCTAAATAAAGTTCGAACCACTAATGGTTTCATGTTCGTTTTTTTAACAAATGTTTTTAAAAATATTTGATAAGGGGAAATATTACTTTCCTGATAAGGTATATCCTCAGATTCCCAACAAGGATATCCTTGCATTCTGTCAGATACTGTCCATTGTTTTGAATGATAAGTTTGAGAAAAAGGTAAATTTACAAACCCTAAAGTCATAAGACCCAAATCATTTGGCTCATAAAAATTATCTATGATGTTAAGCATTATTTTTTTGTAAAAGCTTCGAGATTTACTCTTGTCACTTTTACTTCTAAATCTTGCCTAAAATCATCCTGTGTAGTATCAGTATTTGGATCAGCCACATCAGCATCAAACTCCTCTTTACTAGCGTAAATTTTTCCTGTTCTTTTGTGTTTGATTATCTCTTTTGCTTCTGCGGGTATCTTTGGTAAATCACTCATGTATTAATATTAATTTTTTTTATTTATAAAATCAACCCTTATTTATAAAAGCTTTAGGAATTGCTTGGCAATTCCAGTGTATAAACCTAAATGGATCAATACCGTAATCAGGTACAAATTCATGAGTTAGATATGATGGAAAGAAGACAGTTAATCCTGGTTTTACTGTTAAGTTAACCTCTGTAGATGAATGATCAATTTTTTTTTCATTTAGTTGTGGTAAATCATTCATTAACTTACCAATCCTCGGATCTTGTATTATAGGATATGAAGTTTTATCAGAGCATTTTAAAAACAAAAATCCTGATATATGTCCGTTCCAATGATTATGTGATCTATGCCAACCACAACCATTTTTAGAAAATTCTTGCACCCACATTTCTGTAATAAATACAGAATAATCTTTTAAGTCATATCCCATGCTATTTAAAAAATCTACAGATGTTTGCTCTATAAAATGTTGTAATTCTATAAAAGGTGTTTCATTAACTAAATTTTTAGAATGAAAAGTGAATCCCTTATCTTTTATATCTCCAAAGATTTTATTTCTATCAGATATCTCTTTTTGTTTAGAGTTGATTGCATCTACTATCATTTGATCAGATGCATCATTTAAAAGTTTTAACTTTTCTTGATTTATTTCTTCTCCTATCCATAGAGGAGTAGGAAATAAATCTATGGTTTGAAACATTAACGTCCTTGCCTGTTGTATTTTTTATACATCCTTTTTTCGTTTTTGTTTAGTCTTTTTTTGTGTCTTCCAGGTCTTTTTTTTCTTGTGGATCCTTTAAAAGTATTTACGCCAAATAATGGTTTCTTTTTAGCCATTCTCTTGAGATCTATCTATTTGAGCATAACTTATTACGCCTTGAATTTTACTACTTCCAGTAGCTGCTTGCACTGTTACTGAATCTCCTGCCTCTAAATTTAAACCTTGAGGTGTTGCATTTACTTGTGATTTGGCAGCTATCTCATCTCTAAACAGTTCATACTCAGTGCTAGAATCAGAGGCATCTACTAAATTCATATTAACTAAGATACCTGATGATGCATCGTTATTATTACAATAAATACTTTTTATTATTATTGTTGCATCAGTAGGACACGTAAGTGCGGTTGTCTTAGCTGTGCCTGTTTGTTTATATCCTTGATTTTTGTAACGTATGGTCATGATAAGAAATAATTAAATGCATCCTGTTCATTTTTTAACTCTTGTTGATAAGAAGTATTTAACTTATCTTTTAAAGTTTGTAAAGATTGAGCAACTTGTCTTTGATTGTCCTCTGTGTACACAGGTGTTGGTTCAGGTATTACAATATCAACTCTAGCCATTATCTCATTCCATCTGGTTGTACATCAGCTCTAAAAGTTCCGTATCTCCAGCTTTGATCAGTTGAAGTGTTCGCAACTTTAATACTTGCAAATCTTGATCTTGCTCTTGTGTCAACTTTTTCTGTGGAGCTAGATATTGTAAAAGGTCCGAGAGGCGAGGATGTTGCAGTATCTGCCGGGAATCTTCTTAAATTAATAGTCACCTGTGCATCTCCTGTAAGTATTTTAAAGTCTGGAAAAAATCTTCTTATACTCATAAAAAATTGTCCATCTCCCCCTTGGGACAAATCAAAATCCCCTGATTGTATAAAAGCAGGTATTGCAGTTTTAGTTCCTGCAGAATCAACTTGGTTGTTACCAATTTCGTGAGCATAGTATGTTGTTGCACCGTTTTGATTAGTGACTCCTTGTATTGTTGGGAAAGAAGGGGTACCTGTTGATGAAAATTCTGTTGCATACGGGTTGTCGTATAATGTAGCATCATACCAAGTCGTTCTAGAAAGTGATCCAGTTGTCCAAGTATTTTCAGTATAATTGTAAGTCACAACTCTATCAATTAAAGTTGAACCAGACTTAGGATAAAACCAACTTATCTCTTCATACAGATGATTTAGTCCTGCATAAATTTGTTCTCCATTGTCATAACTTATACCTAAATTATCGCCTTTATCTGTAAATACAAAGTCCTCTACTAAACACGGTAATGATTTAACGGTACCATCATATACAAAAAATCCTCCGGCTTGGCCCATCCAATAAACAGCACCATTTGCATAATAGACAGCGTGTTGTCCTATTAAACCACAGTTTGAGCCAACTTGTCTTATAGAGAAAGTAAAAGGTGGTCCGACAAACTGCATTACATAAGCTGACGTGTCCGTTAAAATTAAGATGTAATCTTTACCTTTTACAGCTCCTACTATTTTTGTTCCTGAATCAATTCGAAAAGTACCTGCAGTATTAATTGAGGTTGGAGCATAATCTGTAATATCTTCTTGATCAGAAAATCTTATAAACATTTTATCTTGTGTGGATGAGGTCCCAATTGTTGTTTCTGTTCCTAGTATGACTAAATGTCGGTCCCTCTCTGAAACAATGGACATGACGGATTGAGTTGGAGCTCCACTCACGACAGTTGCCCTAGTGCTTAAAGCTGCTGGAACATTACTTATTGTATCCCATTCAAATGTTTGTCCATTTTTAATTGTAGCAATTAACTTTGAACCAAAATGATCTAGTGACCAAGATGCAGATTCTAAAGTTACTCCACCAGTTAGAGACGCTGATCCCCATCCTAAATAAACTTCCACAGAAGCCCCAGTTGAATGTGCAGATCTTGTGCCTGCAACTGCTCTTGTAATTCCAGTTAGATCATTTGTAGATATGCCGGTATAGGATATAAACTCTGTCCCAACTTTAATTGTGCCAGAACTAGGAAATCCTGTTGTAGATGAAAGAGTTATGGAAGTCCCTGATCCCCCAGTTCCTGCTGTATCATCATTCAAAGATCCGTTTAAAGTTGAAATAACTCCAGAAGATCCTCCCCACCCAGAAGTACCATACCCAAATCCTGAAGTTTGATTTAAAGGACCAACTTTAACATAAGGATTTATTGTGGCTGATCCACTGGCTGCAACAGTTGTTCCAGCATTAGAGGCCATAGTAATTGTAAACGTATCCTGAGTAGGCACAGTAACCACTTCAAAAGTATTTGTTGTAAAATCTGCTGCAACATATCCTGCTCCAACTGGAGGTGTGACTGATGTAAATGTAAATAAATCTCCAGCAGAAAGTCCGTGAGCTATTTTATTTACCGTTACAGTTGGACTTGTGTTAGCGGTTGTGAATGTTGCTCCAGTTATTGCTGTATCCAAAGGACTTACATCATAGAAGGCACCCTCGAAATATATTATTAAAGCTTTACTAGTGCCAATAGCTGAATACCTTCTTCCATCTAAATCTGCCCAGACTAATTGATCTCTCGCAGCTCCTACTAAAGTATTAGATGTTAATTGCTCCCAACCACCTATTTTTTCTGGTAAGCCATATCTGAATCTAACAAAATCGCCATCAGTCCATTGTCCCTCCGCACCAGTAGCGGTGACTTGTTTATTAAATCCTGGTTGTATTACTACGTTTGTTAATGGCATAGCATAATTTTAACACAATCAACATTTGGTGTATAGATGAAGATTACTCTTTTTCGGTAGGTTTGACCTCAGTTTCTACATGACTGAGCGTGTTGTAGCCCTCACTTACTGTAGTGAGAGTGACAATAGCTCTTAATAAATGATTTTTAAAATGACTAAGAGCTTCTTTTGAGATCAAGTAACAATTTTGATTTTTTTTAATATTAGTTAATTCATTTTCAGTAAAGGCTAATCTCAATAACCCTTTTTTTTCATCAATAAAAAATTTCATATTTTTACCTTACTATTCGTATAATCTTTAAACATTCCTAATACTTTTCTTTCATCTAACACTAAATGTGTATTAGGACCGTCAGCATCAACATAATGTAGAAAAACTTGAGAGCTATAATCTTGATCTAACGGTTTTCTAAAGTGACTTGTTTTCTCTCCCATATACATAACGCCATCGCCTTTTTGTAGAATAACAGGTTCTTCCCCAATGTAAATAGGCCAAGGTTTATTTTCACTAGAATCAATATTAATAGAAATAGTATATTCGCAATTAGGTCTGTCTGTATGTTTATAAAGTTCTTGATATTTTGTATACATTCTAAAATATGAGTATCCAGGCAATAATCTTTTACCAGCTGCCTCCTGAAAAATTTTAGCTTTAGTAATTAACAAGGAATCAAATATTGGGTGTCCATAAATCCTAAACGATCCACCAGTAAACCATGCATCTAAATCATCGAAATATTCTTTTGACAATGGAGCAGATCTCATAAATAATTTTGCAGCAGTGCTTAGAAGTTCTATCTCCGTTTCATTTAGAACATTTTTTATAATTTTATGATTAGATATCATGGCATCCATCCAACAATAACATTTCTAACTCCTTTTGTAACTTTTGAAACAGAATGCACAAACAAATGATTACTTGGAAAAATTATCAAAGCATTTGATTTAGTTCTTATTTTACCATTATCTGTGCCTGGAAAATGAAAAATTAATTCTCCCCCCTCGTAATCATCATTGAGACCATAAATAAAACTCATTCTTCTAGGTATGGTAAAATGATAATCCGAATGAGCATCATAAAAAGCACCAACTTCATATTTTAATAATGACAATGTTAAGTCTGTATGGAACGGCATTTCTCTCGCTCCTTGACTTTTATACATTTTATCTAGAGCCTGTAGAAATTTAAAAGATAAAAATTTATACCAAAATACTTTTGTAAATGATTTTTCATCATTTGTGTTAGTTAAAAATCTTGTTTTAACTTGTCTTATTTTTTTATCGACAATATTTTTCCCATCTTTAATCACACCAGCTTCTTGATAATCCAAAATTTCCTTGCTTATTTTACTAAAGGTTTCAAAAGCTTTTTTAGCGAGTAAATCTTCCTGTATAAAAACGAAATCTTTTAAGTCCATGATGTTTTATTTTTTTTCCAAATTAAATTTTTATACCTATCTAAAAAAGATAACCTCCAGAGAGATGACCAATATGTTTCATTTGAGTTTTCATATTTTGTAATCATTTTCCAATTGTCTCTTTTAAAAGGTATAATTTGAACATACGGAGTTCCCTTAAGAATGCAAGTATTTATTTCATTATATTTTTCAGTATTCAATATTATCGGAAAATTAACACATACAGGATGCTGGTCAGTGTGCACTATACCTTCTATTATTTTAAAATAATCTTGTGACTTATTGTTTAATGGATTCAAAAAAATGCATGAATACCCTTTTGGTGTTTTAATTTTCCAAGGATTAATAATTTTATGAAATACAGAATTACCATTTTCTTTTATCATTGGGCTGCCTTTTAGTTGATCAGTGCTATGAGAACCCTCTGAGCCTAAATGAATACCCATAGATTTTAAAAAATTACTTTTATCATGAAGATCAATTGGATTATAAAATTTAGAAACAGGACCATCTTGCTTACTAAGACCAGACCCCAAATAATTTTTATCTAAATTATATTCAATTTTATAATCTACAGGCAATTGTAACGAATAACCTGATGTTAACGATTCTAAAAAAGGCATGCATTGTTTTATATTACTTTTAGTTCCTGTGTCTTTTTCTTTGTTAGAATTTGATAAATTTTTATACCATTTTGGTATATTCAATTTAATGGGTTTAGGGAAATCTTCTTTTAGTAAATAATATTTTTTATGTGTAGTAAATTCAATTAGTTGCACAAAAAATTTATACTACTATTTAGATTAAAATCAATTAGATTCATTGAATAGGTTCATTTCACCTACCCAAGTTATACCTCTTTCAGCACACATCTCAGACCACTGTTTTGTGTTAGGAAATTCAAAATTATTTAATTCATGAGAATCTCTTAATTTTTCAAGGCACTGTTTATGCTCTTGTAGAGCAGGTCTACTTCTTCGTTCTATTTCACCATCTAATCTTCTTGCGAAATTTTCTTTTGTAGGCCAGTCACAAGGAGTTTCTATCATTACAACATTAAGATTTTCATCATATTTTGCCAAGTGAGTATTAGCCATAATTTGATTATATTGTTCAGAAGTGATATCCAAAATATGATATTGTTCTTGTTTTACACCTTCTGGAATATCAGACTCGTTTTCTACAACTCTGAAAATTGAAGTTTCGTTTAGTTTATCTTTAAAAAATAATCCTTTTGCCATAGTTTATGCCTCGTATATAAATAATCCACCGGCAGTTCCGCCCTGACCAGTTTGGAAATCTTGTCGACCAAGACCGCCTTTACCATCGTTAAAATTGTAACCACCATCTGCATTACCAGCCATTGTATTACTCATGTCTAGTGTTGAACCTGGTGCAGTCCCTGAGTTTCCTGATGAAGAAGGAGATCCTCCAGCATTTGGTCCACCTTGACCACCGTTTGCCGTAAAGTTATGAAAATTAGAAGCACTTCCACTTTGACCATTTTGTGGTCCTTGACTACCTATTGCATAAGGAGCAGAAAAAGGTTGAGTAAGTGAATCAATTACAAAGGCACCAAATCCACCCTGGCCACCCGACCCGGCTCTTCCACAGTTATTTCCAACCCCAGCAGCT